GAAGCAGCAGAAGCTGTGGTTGCAATCTTGATTGACAATGATTCTGATGTGGAAGATATCCGTGCAGCCTTCAAGGGCGATGCTGATATCAAACGTGCTCTTGCTGTGTATCTTGACAATGATCGAGACTATGGAGATCCCGATGATGACGAACTGGAAGAAGACAGGGATACCACCGAAGACGACGACTGGGAAAACTGATGTGGTATAGTCAAGTGGCAGCAGATCTGGGCAAAATCCCAGACTTCATGGCACACTATGATAGTGAACTCAACAATGCCAAACGCGATTGTCAAATTGGCGGCATCGTTGAGAACAATCTCAAGCTACTTCCAGGCATAACTGAGCAGAGATTCTATCAGTTGCAGGAGGTAGAAGCTGTGCTGAACCTGCTGAATATTCAGTTGCGCAAGATTCGTCGCAAACACTTTCAAAAATACCTGGAAGGCTACAATCGTGCTCTCAGCAGCAGAGATGCCGAAAAGTATGTGGACGGCGAAGATGAAGTGATTGACTTTGAAACCATTATCAATGAAGTGGCTCTGCTGAGAAATCGCTGGCTGGGCGTGATGAAGGCGCTGGAAAGCAAAAACTTCATGCTGGGCCATATTGTTAGACTACGAGCAGCTGGCATGGAAGATATTCAAGTGTGACCCACTGTGCGTGATACATAATAGTATGAAACGCACAGCATTTATAACAGGCATGACCGGCCAAGACGGTCCATATCTCGCCAAGCTACTGGTTGAAAAAGGCTATCATGTGTATGGTCTTGTAAAACGGTACTCCAATCCCAATCTAGACAACATCAGGTGGCTGGGCATTGAGAATGACATTGAGTTGATCACTGGTGATATCACTGATGAAAACAACATGAATCATCTCATGCAAACTCTCAAACCTGCAGAAGTCTATAACTTGGCAGCACAGAGTTTTGTTGGTGCTTCCTGGGATCTCAACAAACTTACCACAGAAGTAAACTCCATAGGCGTACTGAACCTGCTCAACGCTATCCGCAGCCACAGCCCCAACACACGCTTCTATCAAGCCAGTACTAGTGAGATGTTTGGCAATGCCACAGAAGCAGGCTCTCAGAGTGAACTCACGCCATTCCGACCACGATCGCCATATGGTGTAAGCAAGTTGTACAGTCACTGGATGACCATAAACTTCCGCGAAAGCTATAGTCTGTACACCTGCTCTGGTATCTTGTTCAATCACGAAAGCCCTCTCAGAGGTCGTGAATTTGTCACACGCAAGGTCACTGATGCAGTGGCCAGAATCAAGCTGGGTCTAGCAGATTCTGTTACCCTGGGCAATCTTGACAGCAAACGCGATTGGGGTTTTGCTGGAGACTTTGTGGAAGCCATGTGGCTCATGCTACAACAACCTGAAGCTAGAGATTATGTGATTGCCACTGGCGAACAACACACCATTGGTGACCTGTGCCGTGTGGCGTTTGAACATGTGGGAATAACTGACTGGGCACACCTGGTGAAAAGTGATCCTAGATTCAAACGTCCTGCCGAACTTTACAGCCTGCTGGGTGATAGCAGTCGAGCAGCCACAGAACTGGGATGGAAACCGCGCACAGATTTTGCAACCATGATCCGTGGCATGGTTGATGCTGATCTAGCTAGGCTTCAGCTTAGAAAGTAATCTTTTGATTGGGCTGCCTGCTGCTATTTCACCCAGGGTCCACTCTGTGTGACATAGATCTTCCAGCCACTCTGTTCGTTCGGGCATGCGTGGCTTTTCTATATCTGCAAAATCTGTGTTGGCCACTGGCAATGCCATACTATGTGCTCCAACAAATGCAGGAATGCCATCTATAATGGCTTGACTACCAGGACCTGAATTTTCGTTGACCACGGCCCAGGCAGCAGGCAACATGGTCCTAAAATCAAACTCATCATAGGTGCCATGCAACTTGACAGGTTGCTGTATTCTAGTGCCCGACCTGGGTTGAATTTTTTGTCTTGGATGTGGACGTATTATTATTGGTCTATCTGTGTGTTGTCTTAGACTGGCAATAGTTTGATCCAGCCACTGTTCGCTGGATGGTAACCCTGCCCATTGTTGACTATCATCCCGCTGCATGGCCACAAGAACATGATTGCCCTGATGCCAGGGCTGTAGTTTCACAGACAACTTGGCTGCACGGTTGTTTTCACGGCCTTCGCCAAACCATCCTGATGCATTTACACCATTCACGCCCAGCTTCCAGGTCACTCCCCGGTTCAACTGTCCAATTTCCATTATTATCACAGGGCGGCCTGAAGAAGAAAACTCCTGCCACACAGCTTGATTTGCCAGCATTCGTCCAGCCCACAAGTGGCTCCAAATCACAGCAACGTCAGCAGCCATGTTGTGTTCTGACACACGAATACGATGACGTTTGCAGCCATCTCGAAATGCTGCAAACACAGGTCCAGAGTTGAGGGCTCCAAAGCGATTAAATATACTGATGTTCATGATATGGTATTAAATAGTTATTGAACAAACACTATGTATAAAATAAATTCCCTCTGGCACAGTTCCGAACCTCCCAACGGATTCTTTAGTGAACGTTTGTCCGAAGATGTGGACATACACTATCAACAACGGTATCGTTACTATATATTTCAAAATATTCCACGCAAACGCACCATGATTGATATTGGTGCCAATATTGGTATTTTTGCTAGACCCAGTGCTGAACAGTTTGAACGTGTGGTATGCTTTGAACCAGTGCTCAAAAACTTTGAAGTCTTGCAAAAAAATCTAGAAAGTTACAGCAATGTTGAATTGCACAATCTAGGTCTTGGCAACAAAGATCAAACAGCAACATTTGAATTACAAACTCTCAAATGCGGACATACCAAACAAGTTGCAGAGTTTGTGCCTGACCCTGAGTTTGAAAAACACACTGGGGAATTGACCACCCTGGATCGATTTGATTTTCAATCAGTTGACTGGATCAAGATAGATGTCGAAGGCTTTGAAAATGCAGTGTTGGAAGGAAGTCGCAACACCATACAACACAATAGACCCTGGTTGCTGATAGAAGACAACGGGCAACAGGAATATCATCGACAATGGTTAAACGACTTGTGCGGACCATATCAAGCTGCTCCGGTCAAAAGCAAAAGCAACACAATATGGATACCAGCATGAAACATTTACCGTATGAACGACAAGGTTTTAGTCAAAATGCCGAGACCGGAATCATTGAATACATGTTGGCCGGGATAGCTGACCCAAAAAAAACTTTTGTAGAGATTGGGTTCGGCGACGGAACACAAAATATGACTCTGGACCTGCTACATCAAGGATATTCGGGTGTTGGTATAGACGGCTGGGACTGGGACGCATCTGTGGTCGAAAGATGGCCAGATCAGTTGATCAAAGTACAACAAATGATTTCTCCAGGTGATGTTGCACAACACATACCTGAACAGTATTGGCAACCAGATTTTTTTAGTCTAGATATTGACAGTTTTGATTATGAAGTGGCATCAGCCCTGTTGCAATCAGGATTCCGTCCAGCAACAGTGTGCTGCGAAATCAACAAGCACTTTGGCAACGAGTGGGCTAGTTTTCCCTATGTTGAAAATCCAATAAAAAAAGTCACATACAATAGAAAATTTCATTATGGCTGTTCATTGTCAAAGTACAAAGACCTGTGGTCACAGTATGGCTATGAGTTTTTTACATTTGATACCAGAGCAGTAAATGCATTTTGGATTCACCCAGACCGAGTCAGTGTAGATTTAACAGTTCCTAGAAATCACACACTTGATGGAATAGACACTGATATCATCAAACAAAAAATTGCCGATCATCAGTTCTGGGACAACAAACAACACGAAATTTATCAAACCACATGAAATACGCAGTACTAACAACATTTCACGCTGCTGGCTATGAAAAATATGCCAGCCGCATGATCGATACATTTTTACAAAATTGGCCTCAAGCAGTTGACCTATATGTTTACACAGAAGATTGTGCTGTCACACAATCAGCACCCAATTTACATGTGAGAGATCTACATGCAGTGAGCCCAGAAATTGTGGCGTTCAAACAACGCTGGGGATCGGATCCTAGAGCACGTGGTCAAGTTGCCACAGGACCTGTGGATCGCAAAGGCAAAGCACCTGGCCTAGGTTTTCGTTGGGACGCCATTCGATTCAGTCACAAAGCATATTCTGTCAGCCATTGTGCTGCCAACTGTGCGGCTGATGTGTTGTTCTGGATGGATGCTGATATGGTATGCCACACACCTATCACTACTGAATTTATTGACAGCCAGATGCCCACAGACACTGGCCTGGCATTTTTAGGCCGAGAAAAGAAATTTACTGAATGCGGGTTGTATGGCATGAATCTTCGGGATCCTGTGACTCGAGTATGGCTGCAAGAATTTCAATTGGCCTATGACTCAGGACGTCTTATGACCATGGCCGAATGGAATGATTGTTGGGTGTTTGATGAAACTCGTAAAGAAGTGCAGGCGGCCAACCCAGAGTGGCGTCAACTCAACTGGAGTGCAGGATTGATCCGGGGCGAAGGGCACCCCTTGATCAACACAGCCTGGGGTGCATATCTAGACCATCTCAAAGGCAAACGCAAAGAAACAGGGCGCAGCAATGCCAAGGATCTCATACGCCCCAGAACAGAAAGTTACTGGTCGTCATCCGCAGGCTCTTGACCATACTCTGCTTTTGAATGCTTGGCCTTGAAGTGTATTAGATACCTGCCCAGCACAGTGTGCGGTAGTGGAGTTTTGTAGGGTTTGAGAAATCCAGCACAAAGGTCTCTGTGGGTGGCATTGGGCACGGCCTGAATGGCCACACCCAGTACATCGTTGTCATAGAATCTACGAAGCCCGCTGCGATCACGTTCATGATATCGTCGGCAGTATTCATCTCTTAGCTTTGCAAAATCAGGATGTTTGGTATTCACAGCAAACACTCCGGTTTCAGGAACCAACCAGGCTCCGGCGTTGCCGCTCTTGTTGCTGGTGTAATTCACGCCCATGTACAAACTCAGATGTTGTTTGTCCAATAATGCTGTCCACAACTCTTCAGGCACGTCAGCAACTGATATCACATCAGCATCTAACCAAACAATCCAGTCTGCTTTGCTGTGATGCATGGCATGCATGATGGCATAGGCTTTTTTGGCAAACTTTTTTTCACTTTGATTGCAACCAGGATCGGCTTGAAATCTTGTGTAGTCAGGGTCAAGATCATCAAAATCAATGATTTTGATTCTTTCATGAGCAGGCAACACCATGTGCTCCACATACACAGTAAGGCCAAACACACTTGGCCAGTATTTCAAAAAACTGTCTACACAGTCTTTGCCAATCAGATCATGGTAGCTCTGATTCATGCTGGTGATAATTTCGATCATTTGATTGCCCATTTTTTCATGTGTTCCCAGCATGCGCCGGATCTCAATTCTTCGTGACTCCAGTGAAACTGTGCAATTCTCTGTATCCAGGATTCACGATCAGGAGTGTGCGGTTTTTCAATTCTGTGAAATCCTGCACCTGCTATGTCACGAGCCTGACTGCGGTCTGGATCAGTGACAAATACCGGTATGCCTTCAATGGCAGCAGCCACAGCAGGACTGGAGTTGTGGTTGATCACTGCCCAGCAATCAACAAAATCTTCAGTCAATGTACTACCGCTCTTGCTCAGTTGTAGATTTGTCAATCTGCGACCAGTACAAAGTTTTATCAGACGTTCGCAGTATTTTGCAGCTCGTTTGTCTCCGGGGTGCGGACGGATTCTAATAGGACGATCTGAATATTTTCTTATTTCTGCTATGGTCTTGATAGCCCAGTCTATCACATCCCATCCTGCCATGCTCCAGCCACCGTCACGTTGCAAACACAACAAAATGTGGTTGCCATTGGTTCTCCAGGGTCGTAACTGCACCGATGTTTGTGCCTGTATCGATTGCCACCGAGCAGGATCCGGAGTCTGATCGCAGTATTCGCCGGTGTTGGGGAACACACCATCATAGCTGTAGCGCAACCAATAGCCAGGGTTAGTTGTGTCCTTGTACAAAAATAAATTTGAATCAGCAATAACAGTACGTCCACCTGAGCTGCGTTGACCTTCAACTATGTCTTGACGTAGTTGTAGATGACTTGCAGTCTTTCCGTGTTCGTGTACCCAGCCCAGTATCACAGCCACATCACTGGGCTGATACACAGCTTCAGTTTCAATTATGCCATCATCACCGTGTTCGGTTACTCCTTGTGCAAAGTATTGCAGGGTGTCCAGTTTGTCCGTGGCCTTTTTCAATGACTCGGGTGTGTATTTGTCTTTTCTAGGCAGCGTGGCCAAATAGCTTACAACTTTCATGATTCTTGCATCATTCTAAATGCTGTGCCATCTGCCAATTCTTTCACATGATATTGACCATATGCCATGCTATGACACCAGGCCGCAAGCAGGTCTCGATCAGGATAAAATGGATTGTCAATCTTGGTCAAATCTGTGTTGCCCACAGGTGCAGCCACATGACTGGGAGCCAGCACAAATGCTGGCACACCCTCTAGTATACTTTCTACTGCTGCTATGCTATTGAAAGTGACCAAGGCATGCACATCTTTTGCCAACAACTGACTGAGTGGTTGGTATTGAACTCTGTCAATTCGTTTATGAGCACGTTCTCTTACTTCCACTGGAAGATTTGTATATGTTTTTATTGTGGCCACAGTTTCTCTGATCCACTGCTGTTGGTCTATGCCATAATATCTACAGGGTTTTTCATCTGGAGCTGCCACAATAATTCGCTTGCCGTATCGACGAGAATGAGGTTTGATTCCCAGTCGATCCCAACGATCACTTGGCCGCTCGCGTATGGCGGTGTGTTGTAAATCATTCAACACAATCCTGTGATACATCTTGATACCTTGTGAATTTTTAGTACTGATATTGTTGCCCACATAGCCCGAGTCCATGAAATAAAAATTATTGCCATCCTCCAGGCATTGTTTCATTATTTTGTGTTTGAGAATCCCACGCAACACCAGCTGATTATGATCATTGGCCACGTCATAGTGATAATCAAAATAGTCAGAGTTGGTAGGTTCCAGCCGGGCACTACGAGCCAACATGTTGATGTACTCGTCGTTGCCGTTTTTGCTGAGAAAAATCCAGTTGTTCATCTTATATCCCGTTGTTGGCAGTACTCAGTGAGTATGCGTTCTTGATGCCACTCGCCGCCCTGTGGTGTTGTGGCAAACTCATGAAAACACGGTGTTCCTAGAGTGTAGTGCAACAGTTTGGCATCAGGATTTGGCCCGTATTCGTCAGGCAACCAGTTCCATTCTCGTGGCAACTCACCAATGCGTTCGTCGTCTATCCACGAGAAACGGTGGAGCAAACTTCCGGTGCTGTGTTGGACAAACTCAGGGGTAAGTTTCCTGTTAGGAAAGCTAGCACAATTCCACAAAATAACACTACTCCAATTTTTGCGAGGATAGTCTTCATTCTTTGCTCCTAGGTATTTTACAGGCATACAAGTCTTGTAATCATGTTTGACTACCATGACATCTTTGTAGTCATTGCGCAAGTCCCATAACTCTGTAATGTCGCCGCGCACAATCATGTCACCGTCGATAAAAATTGCCCAACCTGTATATTCCATCAGGTGTGGCACAAGAAAACGTGTGTAGATAAAGTGATTGCTGCCATCCGTGTGTGTTTCTTCGTAGTCCTTGAACAAGTTAAGTGCTACAGGAATAATAGCCACTGGCTTTGATGCATTACGAATAATGCTGTTCACGCATGCATGGTATGCAATTGCTTCTCGTGGATCATATCCTACAAAAATTGGAATTGGTTTCATCGGCGTTCTATGTCTTCTTCGATACAGTCGCTGCCGTACTGAATCTCAATCAGTTTCAGAGGTTGATCAGTTTCGTTGCACAACTGATGCCATTCACGACATTTGATAAAAGTGTGTTCATGCACATCAAGCTGACACTTGACGTCGGGATCTGTAGTGGATTCATCCAAGGTGTACACTGTGGCAGTGCCTTGGGCCACAAACCAAAACTCCTGTCTGAGATCATGTCGTTGCATGCTCAAACAGGTCTTGGGCATGACCGTGAGTTCTTTGAGTTTGGTGTTGGCACCCACTTCGTGCAACACACGATAGTATCCCCAGGCACGTTCGGTCTTGGGTGCTTTCCATTCTTGCAAGATCCAGCTGCTGCTATTCTTTTTATCTTCCCCACCAACACCAAACACAAATGACAAGTTAGAATCTACCACATCCATTTCTGGAATGTTGTCTCGGGTTCTATCGCCGCCATTGGCAAATATCAGTTCGGCATCGGGGTAGTGTGCTCTTGCTTGCTGAATAAAATGTTTTGCTGATCCGTCATCGTCGTCAAAGGTATAAACTTCGTCAACCATTGATAGATTATTAATAATACACAGTCGTTCGTTCCAGGGCATAAAGGCTGCACCTTTTTTACGAACAAGCCAGTCGTCGGAATTCAATCCAACAATCAACATGTCACCCAGAGTTTTTGCAGCTTTAAAATAGGCAATGTGCCCAGAATGAACAGGATCAAATCCGCCGGTTACTAGTACAATTTTCATGCAAATATTTATGTACATACATAATGGTAAATAAAATATCATGCAGCATTTTTACCAAAGCGTTGATGGATTTATGAGTCACAGGAACACTGTCATGCTTGATATTGTTCTAGAACAATTTCCTGCAGGCGGCACCTGGGTAGAATTAGGCTCCTGGACTGGCCGCAGTGCTGCATACTGTGTGGTAGAACTAATCAACCGTAACAAGCTGGGTTCGTTTTACTGTGTAGACAGCTGGAAAGGCGAAGAAGCCATTGCTTATGACACTGATACAGTTCGGGATCTTGAAAATATTTTTCGACAAAATGTAAAACCAGTGCTGGAGCACATAACAATGCTGAGCATGATGAGTTGGCATGCTGCGGTAGATTTTCAAGATAATTCTGTGGACTTTTGTTATGTGGATGCCGGACACAGCTATGAAGCAGTAACAAACGATCTCAAAGCCTGGTGGCCAAAACTGCGACCAGGATCTCAGTTTGCCGGCGATGATTACACCAAAGGTTATCCTGGTGTGCAACAAGCAGTATGGGATTTCTTTGGACCATTGAACATAAAGGTTCAGAGATCTGGTCGTTGTTGGTTGGTTACAAAACCTTTTGATGACAACAGTTTGATTTAAATAATACATGACCACCTGGCTTGAATACTATCGTGACAACTATTTTGATCTACTGAATCCTGAGGTTAGTGGTGCCAAGCGAGGACTAGTAGAAGGCCTATACCGTCGAGCTGATGGATTCAATCTGATGTTTGCTTATCTTGAAAGTCTGGCATTGCCTAGATATCATATTATTGAAACTGGCACCCTGCGCAAACCAGGCAACTGGAAAGATGGTCAAAGCGCCAGATTGTTTTCTGAATTTGTGGACCAACATGGTGGCACAGTTCGCAGTGTGGATATTGATCCTGCGGCAGTCACAGCATCTAACGCTGCTATATCAAGCAAGAACTTTTGCGCCACATGCATGGACAGTGTGACCTGGTTACAGAGTCTGACAGATCTAGCACAAACAGATGTGTTTTATCTTGACTCCTGGGACGTCAAATGGAACAATGATCATGACAGTGCTGCACATCATCTTAGAGAATTCCAGGTCATTGAGCCGCATCTAAAATCTGGAGCACTGGTAGCAATTGACGACAACAGTAGATTTGTTGACTCAGGCATCAGAACTGGCAAAGGACACTACATTGCAGACTATCTTGAAGCAAAAGGCATCTTGCCGATCTATGACAAATATCAAATAATTTACAGGTGGCCCCGATGATCATTGATACTCTATTGTTCAACGACGAATTTGACATGCTGGATATACATCTAGCCATCACCGACCATTATGTGGATCAGTGGATAGTACTGGAAGCCAGCAGAACATTCAGCGGAATTCCCAAACCATACAATCTGTTGAACAACCTTGATCGATACCAGGCCAGGTACGGTGATAGAATAACAGTGGTCACACTGGAGTTGTCAGCAGATCAAACCAACCTTGTGTGTGAAACCATGATGCGGCAAGCCCTAGCACCTGCTCTGGCAGCTTGCAGCCCAGAAGACGTTGTTATCCACGGTGACCTTGATGAAATAATCAATCCAGAATCCTGGACTGATATTATAGCATTGATGGATCAGCATGACAAACCAGTCACATGCGGATTCGAAATGTACATGTATCGTGTGGATCAACGTGCTGAACGCGGCTGGAAAGGCAGTGTGGTGGCTCGCCGGCGAATGTTTGATACCCCGCACGAACTCTACAAGGGCCGCAACATCAAACGCAAAGATCGAAGCCATTGTGTGGGACTTGACACACCTGTGGGCTGGCACTGGACCTGGATGGGCAGTGATGACATCATACGCAACAAGGTGGTCAGCTGCATAGAAAGCCAACACAGAGATCCTGAGCAAATACTTGCAGCCTTCAAACAACTTGATACTGTGAGTGCAATCAATCACAAATGCACCACTCATGTGATTGATGTAAAATACCCTGACAGTGTACAGTCAGTGTTAAAAAACTATCCCGCATACTGGCACAATCCACCTGGAAACTAGCATGGACATTCAGCAAGAAAAAGCCATGCGTCGAGCAGCCAAGGCTGAACATCGAGCAAAAAAATCTCCTGGCTATGTGGCGCCCACAGTGGCAGATCCCACAGGTCCGATTGATTGTGCCTGTGTGATACACGGCACTGGCTACAACTGGATCTATGTGGATCGATTATACTCCATGCTGTCTAGAAATATTTCTCGAGGCATACGTCTGCATGTGTACACAGAACCCAGCAGGCCTGTGCCTTCACACATGATACGCCACGATCTGCAGGAATGGGCAGGTGTCAGTGGCCGTAAACAGTCCTGGTGGTACAAAATGCAGTTGTTTAACCCTGCACATCATCAAGGGCAATTGTTGTATTTTGATCTTGACACAGTGGTGGTAAACAACCTGGACTGGATTGTTGATCTAAATCCTGTTTATTTTTGGACCATACGTGATTTTAAATCTCTGTGGAAATCTCACGTGCAGAGCATGAACTCCAGTGTGATGTACTGGGACACAGTGACCTGGACACACATCTGGACAGAATTTCAAAAAAAAGGAATCCAACAGGTGCAAAGCAGCTATCAAGGCGGCGACCAAGATTATTTGAATTCTGTAATATCACCAAAACAACGTAGATTTTTTGAAGATGGGCGGGCAGTAAGCTGGCGCTGGACTGCACTAAATGGCGGCATGAATTTTCAAAACAGAACCTATCGATCACCGTCACGTGGCACCACTATTGCACCAGAAAACAGTTTGTTGATATTTCACGGTGACCCTAAACCGCACGAAACGCCAGATCCTGTGATAAAAAATTATTGGTGCTAGTGGCATAAATAAGCTGTAAAGGAGACAATAATCATGGTTCAAAGAACAGTCAAACTAATGGGTCGAGCATATACAACCGACGGTGCTGTCACAGTACAGTTGTCATACAACGGTGCTGAGGTATTCAATGGTGTAGTTGCTGCTGAAACTGTTTCAATATTACCTATGCCAGGCGAAGCCAACTTGCCTGCAATAGAACTAGCAGTGTTTGAAACCACCACAGATACGACTGGACAGATCCCAGTGACCATATCAGTAACCGGCGGCACATTGTATTTTGTACATTTCAAGATGAACTATTCAGGTTTTACTGATGGACTACAAGCCACAGATCCCAATGCCCCCATAGATGTCAACGACCCCAGTACCTTTACCCGGGTGGTTACTGTGGAACCAGTTGACTTCTATGCTGATCCCAATGTCAACACTGTGGAATCAGACGGTGTTCTGAACTTGACCAAAGATGGCAACCCTTGGCTCTGGCGATCAGATGTTGGCGACCTACTGGGCGACTGGGCATACCCAGTGGAGTCCGACGAAACAATAGCCTTTGACTTTTTTGTAGATCCTGATCGAGTGATATTGACCTCATAAGTAACCAGTTGTTCAGTGACTAAGCTGTACAAGAGCCCTGCTAGTCAGGGCTTTTTTGTGAGCTTGACCTTTATTCACCAAAATGTTACAATACACACATGTTCAGCAACAAAGGGGCCTGCAATGAGTTGGATCAAGGACGGTAAAACTATCGTTGCAAATTATCTAGGCAAAACTGTGCAAGGCACAGTGGAATCCAGCCGTGTCAAATATGGTGGAAAGGTTCAATACACTGTGGCCCTGGTCCGGCCAGTACAATTTCCCTGGCGCTCAGAACCTAGTACTCAAGTACTAATTGACAATGACGAAATCATTGAAGAATTGGGTTGACCAATAATTGCCAAACTGCTATAATATACACATGTTCAGCAAAAAGGAGACCCAAAATGGGTTTTGAAACAGTGGTTCTTGACAAGGTTGCAAAGGTTCTCAAATCAGACAACCGAGCCGAGTTCTTTTGTGGCACACTCAGCGTGATCTGCAACGAAGCCGAAGCTCGCAAAATCTATCATCAACTGCGTAAAGATCAATACCGGGTGCAAGTCAGCCCGGATGCATCTTATGGTTATCTGTTTGATTTTGTTGCTTAAACACAACACTGTTTTGGTTGACCAAAAATAGCCAAACTGCTATAATATAAGCATATTAAGAAATAAGGAGTCCCAGATGAACTTTGAACAAGCCCTTGATGTAGTAGAGCAATACCAACAAGATTGGGCTCTGCCCGGCCTGCTGGAAACGCTGATGCAGATGCAGGACAGTCTGAACGAGCTGACCGATCGTGAGTGCCGTGCATATCGCGTGGTGTTCAACGACATGGCAAAATTGTTTGCCCCGGTTGACCAATAATCACCATTCTGCTATAATATAATTTTAACGCACACTAAAGGAGCCAACCATGAGTGCAATTCGTATCGTTCGCGGAGAGTATCGTAAACGTCCCGTAGCTGACCAAGTGTTTAGTCTTGTGTCAGGTTTTCAGTCCGGTGCCCGAGGCAACTTTGTCACTGTTAAAAATGACGGCAATTTCCCCAATTGCCCTGATACGATCCGTATCCGTGTTGACAACATTTCTGATATTGAGTATACTAACGGCATGACAGACACAACCACCAACACTGCCAAGGCAGTGGCTGCACCAGCAGAAACTGAAGAACAAGCAATGGCTCGAATTCGCGAGCGTTTTGAAATTCTAACAGAAATGACCAAGGCTGCCACAGCCGGCGACATTCGTGCCATGATTGTGTCAGGTCCTCCGGGCGTGGGCAAGAGCTTTGGTGTGGAACTGGAAATTGACAAGGCCACCATGTTTGACAAGCTGGCAGGCAAACGACTCCGTGCAGAAGTTGTCAAAGGCTCAGCCACCCCAATTGGCCTGTACCAGACTCTCTACAAGTATTCGGACGAAAACTGTGTGTTGGTGTTTGATGACTGCGACTCAATCTTGTTGGATGACGTTGCCTTGAACCTGCTGAAAGGTGCCCTGGACTCAGGCAAGAAACGCAAGATTTCTTGGTTGTCAGAGAGCTCGAGCCTGCGCCGTGAAGGCATTCCGGACAGTTTTGAATTCAAAGGCAGTGTGATTTTTATTACCAACTTGAAGTTTGACCAAATGAAATCGCAGAAATTGCGGGACCACCTGGATGCACTGCAGAGTCGCTGCCACTATCTGGACCTGACCTTGGACACCATGCGTGACAAGATTCTGCGTATCAAACAGATTGCCAGCGATGGTGTGTTGTTTGCAGACTATGACTTTGAACAGTGCCAACAAGACGACATCATTGAGTTCATGAATGTGAACCAGAGTCGTCTGCGCGAAATGAGCCTGCGCATGGCGCTGAAGGTAGCGGACTTGGTCAAGAGCTTTCCGGCAAAATGGCGCCTGATGGCAGAGACCACTTGCATGAAGCCAGCACAATGAGATAAGTTTTTCTGGGCCCAGGTTGGCTCCTGCCCAGATTTTACAGGGACTTAGGTCCCTGTTTTTTTGATCTGATTGATAGGGAATACCACATGCTTTTTGGTATTTGACGCAAGGTATTCGATTGCTTCTAGTAAGTTTGATTTAATAGTGCTTAACCTGTACAAACTGCGTGTTATAGGCCAATGGTATTTTATGGCATGCCTGTGTGTTTCAACCCGACGTCTCATTCGTTCGGCAATGGTAAGATCGGGATTGGTAGGATTAAACCACAGGTACCCTTTGTTGTTTAACATCTCTACACCAAGATCCGGCACTCTCAATGCCACTGGTGCATGTTCCAGGATACTCAATGTGCTACCTAACTCAATACCAGTTATAGTACCACTTGCTACGTATTTTTGCCAACGAGGAAACAGTTGTAGTGTTTCCTGATGATCCAGTTCAGTTTCATTTATCCATCCAGTGATCATTAGTAGCCTACATTTTATTCCGTAATTTTTAAATTCTTCTAGAAACCATTCTGCATCGTCAGTGGTGTGTTTTTTATTCATGTCAATTCTCACACGATCACTGCCAGTCTCCAGCCCCACAACTAAAAAATTCAATCCAGAAGCTGCTAGTTTTTTAATATGATTGAGATTGACAGAACTGCGTGGACGAAAAATATATTGACCTTGCCAAGTAAATTGTGCCTGGGGATTAGTTTGTTTGTATTCGATCAACAGATCGCATAATTGATTCAACATTTTCATACTGCCGTTTATTAAACTGTCAGTAAAAAAGAAGTCAGTCACTTGGTGCCTTTCAAATTGTGTGATCATTTCTTGAAACACACTGACTGCACTGCGATAACGATAGTTCTTCCATTGATGCCCAATATCACAATATGCACAATTACGCACACACCCGCGACTGGCAGTGATGAAAAAACTAGTACCGCCAAGATAAGGGTATTGATCTATTGGAAGTTTTCTATAGTCAGGTATTACAACATGTTGATCTAAATCATCAATTTGTTTAAAGTCATAATTGTTTATGCCTGGACCAGACCTTACACCACCGAGCCACTGTCTAAAAGAAATTTCTGCTTCGTTCACAATGTAACTGTCGGCTAGGCCTTGGGACAACTGTTTTTGCGTCCATGATTCGTCGGCCAGGCCCTGACCTCCTAACAATATTTCACAGTTGCTCTGAGCCTTGATGCTGGCACACATTAATTCACACACTGGCTGACTCCAAACACTCAACAAAGACAACGCAAACACTGTGTTGGGATAACGATCAACTTGTTGTTTGACCACTCTATCAATCAACGTCTTTAATCTTGTCAAGGCGTCAGAATCAATTCGTTGAGTAATACAATAGTTGTCTATAGTTTCAAAATCGTCTGGCAGCAATTGCCAAATCAGCAAACTAAGATCAATACAGTTGTAGTCAATCCGTTCTTGGTTGCAAATCTCCGACAACACCGCCAGGCTCAGTGGCGGTCGGTGTATCTCATACCTTGGTAAATTTATCAAACAAATATGCATGTTGATTCAGAATCCTTTCGATTTCATTGAGTTCTTCGATATCTCTGGTGTAGTCAAACAAATTTTCAGATGTGGTATTGACTACAAAATCACAGGATTTTGGATTGGCATTTGGTTTTATACAATGACATATAATCCACTCGTATACTGGACAATTAAACACAATATTGATATGCCCATTGTGCCCAAAATAATCAGTTTGCAAGCAATCGCCACTGTCGGTAATAAATCGGCAGGTTTCAAAAATCCAAGACTTGATACTGACGTCATTTAATTTGAAATCTAATAATTTTACAGCACGGTCTTTTACAATTTTGTCATCAATCACTTCAACATCCCAAATGCCGTCTGTTCCGAATCGTTTGTTTTTATGATACAGTGTTATTTCATTCACATTCTGTGCTGGGATAGTGAACCGAATCACTTGCATTTCTTCAACGTTTCCGGTAAAATAAATATGCTCACTACTGCGAATCTCTACCCAAGGCCATTCATTACAAAATTGTGCTTGCACAATAATTTCTACATCAATTATTTCCATATTATGTCTATACAAAAAGTTGTTATTACACTTACTAATAATCACAGTGATTATGATTTACAATTTAATCTTGTTGATACAAGTATAACACAGAAGTGGCTGAAACACCTAAATTTATTTATTGACGCAGGGCAACCTTGGGATGATATCAAACGGTTTTATAATTTTCCCAATTCAGAATACACGCATGATCGAGTGGTTGAACATTTGCGGTGTTTAGTTAGAATTATAAACAATTATTCTCCAGGCCTAATAGATAGGGATATTTTGCAAATTGTTACTCAGGATGATCTCAATTATCTCCATCATATATTTGAAGTTTATCATGGGCTGTATGATCAACAATCTGTTAATGAATTCTTTTGTAATGCTCCAGTTGAAGTACAGAATGCATTGGGGGATTTGAACATCTGGATACACCGTTATGAAACTCTAAATACATTTCCTAGATTCGTTGCTACCTGGAAGTACAAACCTTACCGAGACTTGATAACTGATGACGAATTTGATTTGTTTACGTTGCACGAAGACTGGGGAGATTTGCGGCTAAACTATTGTGAAATCGGCAAAACATTATACGACTTGTGGCACGACAATGATCAATACATTGCCCCTGACGCATTTGTACCACAACATCACATGTGTTTTGATTTTACTGTGAGATTTGCAAATTATTCTTGTCAAGAAATTCAAGACACTGAAACAAATATCTGGGACTACTATGACAAAAACAAAGATTTTTTTCAATCACAAGGATATAGAAAACGTGATCCTAAATTGAGTTTGGGAAGTATCACATTAGGAAAACTGATCAATGACCAGCCCAAAGAACAAATCATAAACATGATCTCTCAGCATCAGTTGTTGAAAAATATTAAGGTTGTAAATTTTTAACAAATTGTATATAATAATCAAATGAAACAATGCACTATAGTAATTCGAGATGAAGTCAACATCAAGATAGAAGGACTCGATCTGGATTGCCGCAAGGCTCTGGTCACGGCCTTCAAGTACGAGAACCCAGCAGCACGTTACCTGCCCGCAGTGCGCCTGGGACGCTGGGACGGCAAGATAGCCTACTTTCAACTGGGTGGCAGCACCTATGTGAATCTCCTGCCTGAGATCATGCCCATACTTGACCGATTTGACTACAGTCCGGTACTGGATGATCAGCGCGAATACACTACCACATTTGACTTTGCAGCAGTGTCTGAGAACCATTACGGTCATGTGCTGTGGCCCCAGGGGCATCCGGCAGCAGGCCAGCCCATGGTGCTGCGTGACTATCAAGTGGAAATCATCAACAAGTTCCTGACCAATCCTCAGTGCATACAAGAAGTGGCCACAGGCGCAGGCAAGACCATTATCACAGCAGCACTCAGTGATGCAGTCAGCGCCCATGGTCGAAGTATTGTGATTGTGCCCAACAAGAGTCTGGTAACACAGACTGAACAAGACTACATCAACATGGGTCTGGATGTGGGCGTGTATTTTGGCGACAGAAAAGAATACAACTGCCAGCATACCATCTGCACCTGGCAGAGTCTCAACAACATGATGAAGCTGACCAAGAGCGGCTAGGCAGAAATAACCATTCATGAGTTCATACAAGACGTGGTGTGTGTGATTGTGGACGAGGTTCACATGGCCAAGGCTGATGCACTCAAGACCTTGCTGACAGGCGCCATGAGCCAGATTCCGCTAAGATGGGGGCTAACAGGTACAGTGCCAAAAGAGCTGTTTGAAAGCCAGGCTCTGCTGGTCAGCCTGGGTCCAGTGGTCAGTCAACTCAGTGCCAGCACACTACAAGACGCAGGTGTGTTGGCGCAGTGTCATGTGAACATTGTGCAACTGGTGGATCATGTGGAGTACCGGGACTATCAAAGCGAGCTCAAGTACCTGCTGGAAGAGTCAGGACGCTTGGACACCATGGCCGACCTGATACGCCGGGTAAACGAAACAGGCAACACCCTGGTGCTGGTAGACAGGACTGAATGCGGACGACAACTGGTAGAGCGTCTGGGCGACAAAGCAGTATTTGTGTCAGGTGCCACCAAGTCAAAAGCCCGCCAGGACGAATACAATCAGGTGGCCGATGCCACAGACAAGATCATTGTGGCCACCTATGGTGTGGCTGCTGTGGGTATCAACATACCACGCATCTTTAATCTTGTGCTGGTAGAACCAGGCAAGAGTTTTGTGCGTGTGATACAGAGTATTGGACGTGGCATTAGAAAAGCCGAAGACAAGGATCATGTGGAAATCTGGGACATAACCAGCACCTGCAAGTTTGCCAAGCGTCACTTGACCAAGCGCAAGGCCTTTTACAAAGAAGCCAACTATCCATTCTCTGCAGAAAAACTGGAGTGGATGAAGATCAAATGAAAAAGAAGTTGTTGGTGGTAGGGGACAGTTTCATGCATCCCGATGCTGAGTATCCAGGACAGCACTGGAGCGAAATGCTGCCTGAATATGAGATCTTGATGCATGCTGTTTCAGGATCCAGCAATGGCATAGTTGCCTGGAAGTTTTTTCAAGGACTAAAGCTAGAACCAGATGCTGTGGTACTGGGATTCACCACGCCCGATAGACTTGAATTTAGACTAGACGCCGAAAAAGATTACAGTAATAGAATCTGGACAACCAATGCACACACAGATCTGACAGCAGATCAGCGTCTGGCCGTGGATTACTATCGGGCCACAGCAGATGAACAGATGCTGTTGTTCAAGGCCTGTGTTCAGGCCAGATGCATGTTGTTGGAGTGTCGGCAGCGCGGATTGCCATTTGCCTACTCTCTGAACTGTTTGTTCAACAATTTGGCTGAGTTACCGTATCCGTCAAGTCCTGAGGTCAGAGATCTACTGGGAGAATTTGCCCAACACGAATGCACCAATTTGGCCACCTACCAGGGTTTCAAAATGAGTCCAGGATTTCATACTGACGATCCTGCCTGGCAAAAACGAATGGCCAATGAAGTCACCCGTATACTCTCAACGGTTGACTTTGATTGACAAACTCCGTATAATAAAATCATGCGTATACTAACTCTTGACAACAAACCCTATGACCTAGATCATTTGCCCGATGAAGTGGATGACATGCGTTTTGCCATTCTGGACAACAGCAACCCACAAGATCCAGACTATCACTATATTCCTTTGATATTTTTAGAAAGTTTCGGTGCACCTGCCCTGGTGCTACAGATAGGTGATGCCAGAATCAAAATGCCCGTGGACTGGCAAATTCTAATTGGTGAACCTGATCTGGGCGACCTAGAAATGCTGCCCTTGACCAGTATCAATGATCGCGGATTCAGGGTGTTCCAGTTCAATCCTCTCAGCAGCTTTCGACCCAGTTTTCCGTCCATTGAGATCATCGACGTTTATCAAGAAGTAGCCTGGTATGCACCCAAGCTCAAGAATGGACAGATGCTGTGTGTGCCCATCAACGATGCTGAGCAACCTGACTGTGTGTACTTTGTCAAAGACGTCAGCCGTAACTGTGAGATTGTGGACTACAACAAGGCCTGGTAATATGGGACAGCTCAAACCAGGTGCCACCTACATTTATGAACGCAATGGCGACACAGTGTTCAGAAGAGAGTTTGGCGCTACAGATCGTG